AGGGCCCGAAGGGAGACACCGGAGACACCGGTGCCACCGGCCCGACCGGGGCGACCGGCCCGCAGGGTGCCCAGGGCATCCAGGGTGAGACCGGCCCGCAGGGACCCCAGGGAATCCAGGGCGAAGGAGGTCCGCAGGGACTCCAGGGCGTCCAGGGAGATGCTGGTCCAGCCGGCCCGCAGGGCATCCAAGGCGACCAGGGCCCGCAAGGCCTTCAGGGAATCCAGGGCGCGAAGGGAGACACCGGAGACACCGGTGCAACAGGAGCTACCGGCCCCACAGGACCCCAGGGTCTCCAGGGCATCCAGGGAGAGACCGGAGCAACCGGTCCGCAGGGAGATGCAGGCCCGCAGGGAATCCAAGGTATCCAGGGTGAGCAGGGACTCCAGGGTCCACAAGGCCTCCAGGGAGAACCCGGCGTAGCTGGCCCGCAGGGCGAGCAGGGAATCCAGGGTATCCAGGGAGACACTGGCCCCGCCGGCCCTCAGGGTCCGCAGGGAGACACTGGCCCGCAGGGACCGCAGGGAGACATGGGCCCGCAGGGCATCCAGGGAATCCAGGGAATCCAGGGCGAGCAGGGAATCCAGGGTGAGACCGGTGCAACCGGTCCGCAGGGAATCCAGGGAGAGACCGGGGCAACCGGAGCACAGGGACCCCAGGGTCCGCAAGGCATTCAGGGAGAGACCGGGGCCACAGGACCGCAAGGCGAAACTGGCCCGCAGGGCCCGCAGGGAATCCAGGGTGTCACCGGGGCCACAGGCCCGCAGGGCGATACAGGACCCCAGGGTCCACAGGGCGCCACAGGTGCAGCAGGTGCGGACGGAGACCGCTACCACACCACAAGCACCGACACGATCGCCGTCGCCAACTATGCGACGCTGAGCATCAACGTCGAGACTGGGCTGTCATACAGCACGACCCAGGACATCACGATCGCGTACGACGCGAACAATCACATGCACGGCTCGATCCTGTCATACAACGCCGTAACAGGCGAGCTCGTCGTTCACGTAACAAACCACACCGGCAGCGGAACGTTCGACAGCTGGAGCATCAACCTCGAAGGCGCAGTCGGTGTCGCAGGTGCAGACGGCGCTAGCGCATACGAAGTAGCCGTGACGAACGGCTTCATAGGAGACCAGGCTGCGTGGCTTGCCTCCCTCGTCGGCCCGCAGGGCGAGCAGGGAGTCCAGGGCATCCAGGGAATCCAGGGCGAGCAAGGTCCGCAAGGGGCGCAGGGCATCCAGGGAGAGACCGGGGCAACCGGGCCGCAGGGTGAGACTGGTCCGCAAGGGGCGCAGGGCATTCAGGGGGAAACTGGCCCGCAGGGAATCCAGGGTATCCAGGGTGAGACTGGCCCAGCCGGAGCAGACGGAGCTGCAGGAGCAGACGGTGCCGATGGCATCAACGCCGCTGACTACGTCGTGAAGGTCGGCGGAACCGCGCCGTACTTCGCAAGCATCCAGTCAGCCATCGACGCAGCCGTTGCAGATGGACACAACCACAGCAACCCGGCAGTGATCGAGGTCGCCCCAGGATCGTACAACGAACACGTCACCATCCAGACCGGTGGCATCCACGTCCGTGGAGCATCAACCACGAGCGGCACCAGCCTGTACGCAGCAACCCTCGTAGGCAGCCTCACGATCACGATGCAAGACGACAACGCCACAAACGTGGTCGGCTGGACCGGGATCGACATCGATCATTCAGGCGCACCTGCAGTGATCATCGACGGCTCACACTTCGTGAAGACATACATCACAGACTGCAAGGTATACGGTGGAGGAGCGACCGGCGCAGCCGTCAAAGCCACCAACACCTACAGCGCATCCGAGCTGCACATGCGCTTCGTGTCCGTGATCGAGACATCAAACAGTGCCGCAGGCGTTCAGAGCACAATGGCGAAGAACATCTGGAGAGACCTCACCGTAACAGTCGCAAGCGGACAGAACGCGCTCGATGTGAACAATACGGCAGCGACCGGGTACACGACCATCGACCGCCTCGAAACCGCAGGCAAGGTAGCCGTTGCAGGAAGCCAGCCGTTCACCGTTTCTTCGAGCCTCATCCGAGGGGGCACCGGGTACCCAGTGACCCACGCAAGCACAGGACAGGTGACCCTGTTCAACTGCTACCTCGAGAGCACCGCGCAGCAATACATGGTGAACCACACCGGCGCCGGAGCGCTGTACTACGGTGGCGTGATCAACTGGGCGTCACCGCTGCAGAGCCTCCCAGCGACAGCACAGAAGCTCCCAGGTGGCCCAGTCGGCCCAGCCGGCCCGCAGGGCGCCACAGGTGCCACAGGTGCCACAGGCCCGCAGGGCCCGCAGGGCGAGCAGGGAATCCAGGGTATCCAGGGTGAGACCGGGGCAACCGGTCCACAGGGAGATGCAGGCCCCCAGGGTCCGCAAGGAATCCAGGGTGAGCAAGGGATCCAGGGCATCCAGGGAGAGACTGGCCCAGCCGGCCCGCAAGGGGAAACCGGAGCAACAGGTGCCACCGGTCCGCAAGGCCTCCAGGGTATCCAGGGCGACACAGGACCGCAGGGTCCGCAGGGAGAGCAAGGCCTTCAGGGAATCCAGGGAATCCAGGGCGAATCTGGCCCGCAGGGCATCCAGGGTGAAGTAGGCCCGCAGGGCATCCAGGGTGAAGTAGGCCCGCAGGGCATCCAGGGCATCCAGGGAGACACCGGTCCACAAGGGCCCCAGGGAGAGACTGGCGCCACTGGGGCGACCGGCCCGCAGGGCATCCAGGGAATCCAGGGTGAGACTGGGCCGCAGGGCATCCAGGGTGAAACTGGCCCACAAGGGGCACAGGGCATCCAGGGCGAGACTGGCCCGCAGGGAATCCAGGGAGACACAGGACCCCAGGGCCCCCAGGGAGACCAGGGTATCCAGGGTATCCAGGGAGACACAGGTCCACAAGGGCCCCAGGGTATCCAGGGCGAGACCGGAGCGACCGGAGCGACCGGCCCGCAGGGCATCCAGGGAGACACCGGACCGCAGGGACCCCAGGGCATCCAGGGCGAGACCGGGGCAACCGGTCCGCAGGGTCCGCAGGGCGACCCAGCAACATGGGTAGGCCTCAGCCAGAACTTCTACATCGACGCCGTCACCGGAAACGACTCGACCGGCAACGGATCAGAAGCCGCACCGTACGCTACCATCGATGCCGCGATCGCGGCAAAGAATGCGCTAAGCGGCATCAAGATCTACAACGTCGGTAGAGGAACCTACACCAGCAGCACACTGGCATCGTTCCCAGCGAACACGTTCATCAGAGGTCTGACACAGGCCGCAACGATCATCAGCGTCACTGGAGCAATGACCCTCGACAACGCGTGGGCCGGCACGAACCCGTCTGTGTTCAGCCAGGGTGGCTTCCTCACATGCACAGTCAGCGTAAGCAGCGGCATGACGTTCGACTTCTTCGCAAAGGGGTCGTTCTACGGAAGGCTTTCGTTCCTTCAGGCGACGATCAGCGGTGCGATGACGTACAACGCAGCCACAGCAGCGAACCTGTTCAGCCTCGGTGAGTGCGCACTAACGGGAGCAGTCACAGCAAGCGGCCCAGGATTCGGCGCGCGCGGCTGCGACTTCTACAACACATTCACACAGGGCACAGCGAACAGCACCTACATCGCAGCGAACTACAGCCAGTACATCCTGTCCTCGCTGTTCAGAGCAACCGTGACGTGCAACATCACAAGCGGGTACTACGGAACGCTGGACATGCGCACATCCCAGATCGTTGGCAACGTGACAATGAACGGAACGTACAGCACGCTCCTGGCATCACCGACAACGATCCGCTGGACTGCGACAATCACGGAGACCGCTGGCAGCATCGACTACACAGCCACGTCCAAGATGGCGAAGTTCACGCCAAGCAGCTCCCATGCTGACTGGACAGGGCAGAGCGCAAACTGGAACGCGTACCCTGCGTCGATCTACGCCGCACTGACAGAGCTCGCAGCAAGAGTCAAAGCACTGGGTGGCTGACGTGCGCGCATACAAAAGACTAGCCGTAGCGCGCAGGGTCATCATCAACACCGACACACATGCGTTCGCCGGCATCCTGTACAAGCAGAGCGGGCCGCTTCTCGTGTTGAGAGACGCCGAACTGTTGGAAGCCGGGAAACCACCGGTGCCCATCCAGGGCGAGGTCTTGGTAGAGCGGAACAGAGTCGAGTTCATCCAACTGACAGGGGCGTAAAATGGCCGTAATCCAAAACGAGAACGGCATCGTCGCCATCAACACAAGAGACACGGGCATTCTTGCAAACCCGTTCGTCTCTTTCTTCGAGGGCGACGGAGCGGACGTAAAGACGCTGTACACCACGCAGCCAGAGGTCCGCACATGCGTCGACTTCCTCAGCCGCAACATCGGACAGCTTCCGATCAAAGCATACAACCGTGTAGGCGACAACGAACGAACCAGAATCAGCGAAGGCCCACTCGCTGCAACCCTCGCCATGCCGGCACCAGGCGTGACAAAGACAAAGTGGCTCCAGCAGCTCGTGAGCGACATCGCAGTGTATGGAAACTCCTACCATGTGAAGGTGCGCGGGGAGAGCGGGCAGGTCGCGCTGATACGGGTACCGCCCGAGATGGTGACAGTGCAGGGATCCTGGGTCCGCCCGGACGGGTACAAAATCAAGGGCAGTAGCGGAGAGAAAACGTTCAGCGCAGATCAGGTCATGCACATCGCGCACGGATACAACCCAGACGACCAGAGAGTAGGGCTCAGCCCCCTCGTGACGTTGCGCCACATCCTCGCAGAACAGGCCGCAGCAGGAGCGTACAGAGAGCAGTACTGGAAAAACGCTGCACGCATGAGCGGCATCATCGAACGCCCAGCCGGCACGCCGACGTGGAGCGACACGGCTCGCGCAAGATTCCGCGCCGAGTGGGAAGCCATGTACACAGGCAAAGCCGCCTCCGGTAGAACCGTAGTTCTTGAAGAGGGCATGACGTTCAAGCCGGTAGCGTTCAGCGCGAGAGACAGCCAACTCATGGAGAGCTACCAGCTAACCCGTGAAATGGTAGCGACAGCGTTCGGCATCCCGATCGGCTTGCTCGGTCTCGGATCATTCACGTACGCGTCCCTTTCAGAGCAGCACAGACAACTGTACGCAGACTGCCTCGCCCCGTGGATCGTCATGCTGCAGGAAGAGATGGAAGCACAGCTCCTTCCAGAGTTCAGCGTTCCAGCAGAGACCTACCTCGAGATAGACGTCGACGCCAAGCTGCAGGGAAGCATCGAGGAACGCGCTCGCATCTTCCAAGCCTCAGTGGGCGGGCCGTACATCACCAGAAACGAAGCCCGTGCAAAGCTCAACCTCCCGAACGTCGAAGGCGGCGATGAGCTGATCGTACCGCTTAACGTCATCACCGGTGGGATGGCATCGCCACAGGACTCCGCGCCGCCGGCATCCATACTCGGCGCAGCATCCGCAGGTGAAGCAGCACCAGAGGTCGGAACCAAAGCTAACCAGAGAGCAGGTCGGGTCCAGGCATACACACGCTCCCGCACAGAATGGGCTGGAAAGATGGGCGACGCCATCGAGAAAAGCATCCGCCGACAGCAGGCAAGCGTGACAGCGAAAGCCGGCGCGAAAGCAGCAAAAGGTGAGAAAGCCGCACCAGCATCGGTGTACGACCGCCGACGCTTCGCCAGAGAGATGGCCGAAGACATCAAGCCCGTAGCAAAGCAGGCCGCGAAAGCCTTCGGGAACCAGATCGCGGCACGCTACGGAACAGAGTTCTACGAGGAAGACATGGACGAGTTCATCGACGCCATCGCAACCGGAGCAGCAGGTGCCGTGACTAAAGCCATGAGCGACGAGATCGAAGCAGCCCTCCAAGAGGACGACGTGACCACAGCCCTGGGTGACGTGTTCGACGCCAGAGTAGCAGGGGCAGCCCTCATCGGACTGAGCCTTGCTACCACCATCGGAAACACGGCACGCAAAGACGCAGCCGAGACCGCAGGCACAGCCACGAAGACCTGGGTAGTCACAAACGCTAACCCGCGCCCAAGCCATGCAGCACAAGACGGACAGACTGTCCCATTCGGCGAAGTGTTTGCGAACGGGATGCGCTGGCCGGGAGATGCAGAAACAGACGACGCCGGAGAACGCGCAAACTGCACGTGCATGTTGGAGTTCGACTAATGGAAACACCGGGGTGGATGCGCGAGAACGCCCGGCGCGGAATACGGTGGTACGAGGAAGGCTACGCCGGTGACGGCCTACGACCAGAGACAGTGTCAGAGGCCCGGGAGATGGCAGCCGGCGAGGTCACAGAAGAAAAGGCAGTCCGCATGGCCGCCTGGTTTGCACGCCACATGGGTGACATCACCGGAGTGTCAAGCGACCAGGATCCCCCGACGCCAGGCATGGTAGCACACGCACTGTGGGGTGGATGGCCCCGTGAAGAATCGTTGAAAGCACAGCGCTGGGCCGAGCAGAACACCGCAGAGAAAAGTGCAAAAGCCCCCGGGGACAGAATCATCGTCTCAGACATGGACGACACCCTCTGCACACCTTCAGGCGACCCGATCGAGAACACCGTAGCGCACCTCAGAGAGAGAAACGCTGAAGGCATCGCCGTGATCATCGTATCAGGGAGACAAGACAGCCGCCTCGAGGAGACACGAGCCTGGCTGACAGAGCATGACGTGCCACACAGCCAGGTGTTCCTGAATGACTTCCCAGAGGGGCCGAATGCAGCCCGAGCGTTCAAAACATACAAAGCAGAGAAGCTCCTCGAGGATGGGTACATCATCACAGAGTGGATCGAGAACGATCAACAGACAAGAGAGGAGCTTGAGGCGATGGAGATCAACACCACAGACCCGAGAGACCTGGAAAGCGTGCCAGGGGACGACGACACCGACACCACACAAGCACAAGAGGAGCAGAAGAGCATGGACTTCAAGACATACAAGGCAGAGCTGCAGCCAGCAGACGACACCGGGACCGTAGAGGCTCTCGTTTCCGTGTTTGGAAACATCGACTACGCCGGCGACCGGGTCGTCCCCGGAGCGTTCACGAAGACGCTCGAGGAATACGCCATGAACGGCAGAACGATCCCGTTCGTTTGGTCACATGACTACGACACCCCAGAGAGCTACATCGGTAAGGTGGTAGAAGCGACCGAGACCAGCGAAGGCCTCCGCGTGAAGGCCCAACTGTTCGAGACGCCCCGCGCACAGGTGGTTCGAGAACTCCTCGTCAACAGGGTAGTGAACGAGTTCAGCTTTGCGTATGAGATCGTGAATCAGCAGAAATCCCAGGACGGCGCCAATGAGCTGACAGAGCTGCGCATCCTAGAATGCGGTCCAACAATGCGGGGAGCGAACCCGATGACACGCCTCATCGACGCCAAAAACGCTGCAGCAGCCGCGCCGGAAGACAAGGCCGCCCCAGAGTTGCAGAATGAGAAAGCAGGCCGCACCCTCTCCAGCAAGAACGAAGTGCATCTTCGTAGCGCACAGGAGAAACTCGCAGAAGCCTCCGCAGCGTTAGAAGAGGTTCTAAGTTCGATCAACGTCCGAGAGGACGCCGAAGACACAGCCAAGACTGAGGAGCCTGAGACAAAGGCCAAAGTTCAGGAGCCGGTCCGAGACCCCAACATCGCTCTAGCCCTAATCCAGCTATCACAGCTGGACTGACCCACAGGAGAACACCGTGGACATCAAGAACACCCTCGACCATGCTCGCAAGATCGCCGAGAACGCCGCCTCCGAAGGCCGCGCCCTCTCCGCAGATGAGCAGGCTTCTATCGACAACGCGCTCGGCGCGGTGAAGTCGTACCACACCAGCAAGGAACTCGCCAAGTCGGCAGACGCCCTCGCTGAGCAGGTCGGCGCGCCGTCCGCAGAGGCTGTGTCCGTCAAGTCCAACACGATGGGCGAGAAGCTCGTCAATGACCCTGCCATGAAGGCGTGGGTTTCACAGATGGCGATCAACGGTCGCCCGGACTCGAAGTCAATCCTTCACAGCCCTGCAGTGCAGGTCGCCCCACACATCAAGGCCCTCATCACCGGTGAGTCCGACACCGCAGCCGGCGCGCTGTTGATGCCTGACTTCCGCAACTTGGTGGACCAGGTGTATGGCCGCGAGCTCACCATCGCAAACCTCATCACCAACGGCACAACCAACGGAGACAGCGTCGAGTACGCACGCATCACCAGCACCACCAACGCTGCCGCCCCGATCGCTGAAGCGACCGCTGTCAGCGGCACCAGCGGCACCGCCCCTGAGTCATCCATCGTCATGGAGCGCGCGATCGCTGCAGTGAAGGAACTCAAGCACTGGCTGCCTGTCACCACCCGCGCACTTTCCGACGCCCCAGAGCTTGCGTCCCTCACCGATGCGTTCCTTCGCTACGGTTTGGCCGAGGAGCTCGAGGACCAGGTCCTCTCCGGCGACGGCACCGGCGAAAACATGGAGGGCATCCTCTCCGTGTCCGGCACCCTCGGTCAGTCATTCGACACCGACATCGTGACCACGCTCCGTAAGGCGATCACGAACGTTCGTGTCAATGGCCGCGCACGCCCGACCGCAGTGTTGCTGAACCCTGCCGACAATGAGCAGCTCGACCTTCTCACCGTCGGTGCGGCAGGCTTTGTGTTCGGCGGCCCGACCGGCCCTGCAGTGCAGTCCTTCTTTGGCCTGCCACGCGTCGAATCAGCAGCCGTGCCTGAGGGCACCGCGATCATCGCAGACTTCCGCGAGGCAGTCCTTCTGTCCCGCGCCGGAGTGAATGTCCAGCTGTCGAACCAGCACAGCGACTTCTTCCTGCGTGGCCTCGTGGCCGTCCTCGCAACCGCCCGCGCTGCGTTCTTCGTACGCCGTCCGGCTGCCTTCTGTGTCGCGGAGCTGAGCTAACCCACGCGGGGCAGCCCGCCGCACACTGGAAGAGAACATGAGGACCCCTCGGCAACTGGTCAAAGTACCGCTGCGCCGAGGGGTCTTCGTGCGTATCAGCCCAGCAGAAGCGCGCGCCCGTGGATGGGTAGAGGAGCCGACAACGTCCGAAACGCCGAAGAAAGCCGCAGCACCTCAGAACAAAAAGACAGCGAAACCCAGGAACAAGAAAGCAGAGGAGCTAAGCAATGACGACGTTCGCAACGATTGAGGAGCTCGCTGCCTACACAGGTAGAGAGATCGCAGAGGATAACGCCTCGGCAGCCCTCGCGCTGAGCATGGCTTCAGATGCGGTCCGTGCATACTGCATGCAGAACATAAGTGCAGTAGCTAACGAAGCGTACACGGCAGAAGGCCCAGACAGCAGAGTGATCCTCCTGCCAGAGGTTCCGGTCACAGCAGTGGCATCGGTAGAGGTCGACGGCACAGCACTCGAGACCACAGAGTACAACTGGACACGCACAGGCATCCTCAGCCGCATCGGCGGTGTTTGGCAGCCAGACAGCACGGAGATCGTGATCACATACAGCCACGGGTACGCGACAACGCCAGGACCCGTGAAGGCCGCGACGCTCTCCCTGGCTGCGCGCATCATAGATGCACCAGCGGGGGTGAAGCAGGAAACGATCGGAGCATACAGCGTCACGTACAGCAACGGTGTGCCGGTGTTGGTAGATACAGAGACCAGCAACCTAGACCAGTACAGGGTGCGCTAATGCAACACTTGCTGAACAGAGAGGCGACCATCACCAGCAGAGACGCGGTCGGAGAAGACAAGTACGGCAACACAACGTACACAGCAGTGACAGCAGGGCCGTACAAATGCCGCCTCGAGCAGACAACCACTACGGAGATGACCCAGGACCGGGAGACCGTCATCACCCGGTACCGCATGTTCATGCTGGCTGGACCAGACCTCCGCGCAGCTGACACCGTACAGATCGACGGGAAGACATACGAAGTAGACGGGGACCCGGTCGTGCGTGACGGCATGCACGCAGCGCACCACATAGAAGCGACACTGAAAGAGGTCCGCCCATGAGCAAAGCTAACACGAAAATCGACATCGAAGCCGTAGTGGCAGCGGTGGCTGTGTCCCGTGAAATGGCAGCAGCCCTCGAACAGGTGGCCGTCAGCATCGGCGACAGAGCTACACAGATCGCCAACGCAGAAGCCAGAGACACCGGACGCTACGCCCAGAGCTTCGTGTACGGCGGACTGTCCGCGAACGAACTGCGCACATGGCTGCAGAGCAAAGCAGGCAAGGGCGCCCGCCGCCGCCGCAGACAGACCGGGGCGTACAGCCCGGCGATCGAAGGGGAGTACAAGGGCGCCATCGGGTACGTTGGAAACACGGACTACAAGGCCCACTGGATCGAGTACGGCACAATCAAAACGCCGCCGAGAGCAGTCCTGCAGAGAGCAGCGCTGGAGTATGGCGCAGACGTGAGCGAGCAGTAAAATGCACGAACCGATCGACATCGAAGCCGCCGTCGTGGCCTTCCTGGCTGAGGACCCAGATCTGGAAGCAATCCACGACGGAAGAGTATCTACAGAGATGCCAGAGACCCCTGCCTTTCCGCGGCTCCGCATCACCCGCATCGGCGGCCTCATGGACCCGGACGCATGGATCGACCGGCCCCGTGTGGCCGTTGAAGCATGGGCAAACGACAAAGCGACCGCATGGGAGCTAATCGCAAAGACGCTAGCTGTGTTGCAGACCAGGCTGGTCGCGGCACCCATAGAAGCAGGCGTCATCACCTCGGTTCGCCAGGACCAGGGCGCCACATGGGCCCCAGACCCAGAAACAGGTAAGCCGAGGTACACCGTCTCGGTACAGATCACAACCCACCCAACCCCGTAGGAGAGACCGTGTCGAACGCAGAAGAAACCCTCGTAGGAGCATCCGGTGCCGTGTACGTCGCACCCGTAGGTTCAACCGAGCCGACGACCAGCAGAGGGACACTCAGCGCGGCATGGACGGAACTGGGCTACCTCAGCGAAGACGGTGTGACTTGGTCCGTTGGCCGCAGCACCGAAGACGTCTCCGCATGGCAGTCATTCTACCCCATCCGCACCCTTGTGACGGCCCAGACATCCACCCTCGGTATGACCCTGCGGCAGTGGAACGCGGACACGATCGTCCTCGCACTCGGCGGTGGCACCATCACCGAGGACACCGGTGAGTACACCTACGAACCGCCGGCACCCGGCGACCTCGACGAGCGCGCAATCATCGTGGACTGGTCAGACGGCTCCCGCGCGTACCGCCTCATCGTTCGCCGCGCCGTTGTCAGCGATGCAGTAGAGACCCAGCTCCAGCGTGGCGCGGCAGCAGATCTCCCGGTGACGTTCAACGTTCTCGGCAGCACCGCAGAGATTCAGCCCTTCATCCTGATCACCAACGACGACTCGTTCGGAGCGTAACATGCGCCGGGTCATCGACCTGGACGCCGCCCGTGCCGCTCGAGCAGAGACACAGCGCGACGCGCCAGTACTTCACTACGCAAACCGCGACTGGACACTCCCAGCAGAGCTTCCCTTTGCATTCGCAGAGGCCGCAGGCGGCGACACCAAAGACGTAGTGCGAGCCCTATCGGCACTCATGGGCGACCAGTGGGATGACTTCATCCGCAGCGGAATCACGCTGGCAGACATCGAGGTGTTGGTCGAAGGCATCCCCGAGGTGTACGGGATCGGCGACCCGGGAAAATAGCCTGGCTGGCTGAAAGCGTCAGCCAACACTTCCCACAACTCGAAGCCGACTGGATGCGCACGTACAGTCGAGACATAAGAGAAGACCTCTGGGGCCAGGACGCACTCGGCGTCAGAAGACTAACATCCATGGTCGAGAATCTCCCACATGACAGTGCGTTCATCCGGACGATGACACACGACTGGACAACAGACAGAGAGCTAGCCGCCGCACAGATCGAAGTGACACACAGCCTCCTGCGTGCGTTCATAAGTGCGAACACCAAACCCGGCAGCAGGCTCCCGGACCCCTTGCAGATCCCACGCCCAGGTGGCACCCTCACCGAGAGAAAGCCACGCGGGACCACCATGCGTGAGCTGTTGAAAATCGTCGGCACCAACGTAGAGCGAGAGGGGTAACACATGGCATTCGGACTGGGTAAAGTAGTCGCCACCGTTTCAGCGTTGGTCGTCCCAGAGCTAGACGCCAAGTTCGGACAAGCCCTCGCAAAGTCGCTGAACGCCGAGGCCGACAAAGCGACCGACAAGCTCGGACAGAATCTGGGAAAGAAACTCAGCGGCATCGGCAACAAACTGACCCTCGGCATCACCGGGCCGTTGGTAGCCATCGGCACGCTGGCAGTGAACGCCGGCATCGAACTCGACGCAGCACTCGACAGCATCCGCGCCAAAACAGGTCTCACCGGGGATGCGTTCGCAACGCTAGAGAAAGACTTCAAAGCAGTCAACCTCGACACGACACAGAATCTCGACCGCGTAGCAGAGGTCCTCGGCACACTGTACAACCGCACCAAGCTGAGCGGGCCAGCGCTGCAGGACGTGGCACGCCAGGTGTTGCAGCTCGAAGAGATCAGCGGAAAGGCCGTGAACGCCGACGCACTCGGGCAGCTGTTCCAGGCATACAGCCTGCAGGGACCCCAGGCGGCAGAAAGCCTCAACCAGCTCCTGCGCGCAACACAGTACTCCGGTGTATCCACCGATGAGCTGATCGCAAGCCTGACCAATCTCAAGCCGGTGTTCAGCCAGATCGGTCTGTCATTCGAGGAAGCCACAGCACTCACTACATCGTTTGCTAAGGCCGGCATCGACGCAGACAGCGTAATGCAGGCAGTAGGCCGCGCAGCAGCGAAAAGCGCGAAAGACGGAAAGCCGTTCAATCAGGTGTTCGAAGGAACGCTAAAGCAGATCACAGACCTCGTCAAACAGGGCAAAGACACGGAAGCGTTGAACCTCGCTACGACCCTGTTCGGAGGAAGAGGAGCAGTGAAAGCCCTCGAGGCAATCAAGGCCGGAACGTTCGACCTCGCCGGGGCACTGCAGGCCGTCGGAGATTCGAACGTCACAATCGAGAGCACAGTAGCAGGAACCCGCGACTTCGGTGAGCAGCTGACCATCTTCCGCAAGCAGGCAAGCGTCAGCCTCGGAGAGCTGGGCACTAAGTTGTTCCCAGTCATCCAGCAAGCCATCGAGACGTTGCTGCCGCCGGTCATCTCTTTGATCGACAGCTTCACAGCGCTAGATCCGACGACACAGGGACTCATCGTCAAAGGCGCAGCACTCGCTGCAGCACTCGGCCCGGTCGCTTCGATCACCGGAAAGTTGACGACAGCATTCACCGGAGTCAGCAAGCTAGCACCGTTGGCAACAAAGGCCCTCAGTGGAATCCAGTCAGGCTTCAGCGCACTGTTGAGCATGCCGCCGATGGCATGGGGCATCATCCTCGGCATCGCAGCCGTCGCAGCGATCGTAGTCCTCATCATCAAAAACTGGGACAAAATCAAAGCAGCGTTCGTGGCGGTCGGTAACGCGATCAAGGCAGCGTGGAGCGCCACGCTTCGGTTCCTGGGAAGCATCGTAAGCGGGGCGGTCGACTTCATCAAGCGAAACTGGGCGGTGATTCTTGGGATCATCACCGGACCGATCGGCGCCGCCGTCATCATCATCATCAAAAACTGGGACACGATCAAAGCAGCCGTGCAGGCAGCCGTTGCGTTCATCGGCTCGATCGTCCAGGCCGGCGCGAGCTTCCTCGCCACTGCATGGAGCGTAGTGTTCGACATCATCACCGCACCGTTCAGACTCGCACAAGCCGTCGTTGAAGGCGTCTTCAATGCCATAAAGGCCGCCGCAGAATGGCTGGCAGATGCGCTGGATGCAGCGCTTGGACCGTTGGACGAGATCATCAGCAAGGGCGCAAGCTTGGTCGGCAGCGGCATCGGCTGGGTAGCAGACACGGTCACCGGCAAAGCAGTAGGAGGACCCGTCACAGGCGGGAAGCCGTACATCGTAGGAGAGAAGGGCCCCGAACTCATGGTCCCTCGAACATCCGGGACGATCATCCCCAACAATGCGCTCGGCACAGCCGGGGCAGCTACGTACAACATCACCGTAGTAAACCCCACAGCAGAGCCCACCAGCACTAGCATTCCGACAGCCCTCCGCCGGGCAGCACAACTGAGAGGGTGACATGCCGTACCAGGTGACAGCGACAGAGTACGTGACAATCAACGGG